TTCGGCATAATCTTAGTACCGATAAGCTCGGCGTTAGAATAACCACGTGCTAAGCCGGTTAATAGAGGATCTACTCCTCTAAGTTTATCTAATCTTCCCATTGTTAATTAGCTCCTTTAATTACAACATCCATTGCTTCGCTGAACGTCACTTCTTTTCCTTCAGCTCGTTGTTTGTTAATATAGTTTTGTACTTCATTGTACTGATTCATTCGTTCTTCGTCAACTTGCATCCCACTAAACTCATGTGAGTGTGTTGAGGTGGATGAAGGTGGGGTAATGTCGTCTTCCATAATCTTTTTGAAGGATTCCATGAAGTTTTTCACTAACTGAATTCCGTCAATTTCTTTTTGATTTGCGTTTTCTGAGAAAATCACTTTGCCGACCTTATGACCCATATTCAATATGGCTTTCGCCGTGTCATATTGAGACGGCATCAGTTTCTTCTCGTCAACAATGAGTTTGTCAAGATATGCTTTGAAATCCTTTTCTCTACCATCATTCTCAAGCTGAGTGATTCGCATAAGCAACATTTGCTCTTTTTCAGCAAATGCTTTCGCTTGCGGATCGTCCGGTGTTGAGTTATTGCTGTCTGTTGTAGCAGCAGCATCTGCAACAATTAATGATGCTTTCTTAGTATCCAAATAGGATACAATTGATTGAGCAACATCTTCACCGAATGTATCGTTGAGAAATTGAGTAAACTCGGAAACAAAACTATCATATTGTTCCTGAGACATATTCGCTCCTTTGTTTGTTAAATTATTATCTATTGATTTATATAATGATATGCCGTGATCGGCAGCAGCTTTTAGAATTCTTGCATTAATAATCTCTTGTTCGTCTTTGGAATACTTTTCCTTAACTGTATCTCTACTCCAATTTGACAAACTTGATTTGATTAGTTTTTTTATCAGTGGGAATCGATAATGAACTGGATCTGCAAAGTCATCATCCGATAATTCAGCATATCCTTTCGGCTTAACTCTATTCCCTAATTTTTTTATTCCAATTTGATATTTTTCACTCCTTTCATTTTGCTTCATATCCACTAATTGGTCTAAAGCTTCGAATTCGAGAGTGCTTTTGTGTAAATCGGCTCTTGCTTCCAGAATTGTCTCTCCATCAGTGAAATTTGCAAATTTTACAGGAATATCCATATCATAAACCAGAGTTGGTTTATTCGCAGCGAAATATTCGCTTAAGGGAGTCATTCCACCAACAGCTGGTTGAGCAGCACCTAATACTGCAATGTGCGTTAAAAGCCAGCCCTCATCACCGATTTTATTCATACCGATAGACACTTGGTCGTAAGCTCCATCTTTGATTTGCTCGATTAATCCTTTAGATAATTTGGTGACATAAGCAAAGATTGACCTCCCTACAAGTTTAAGTTTTTCGACCCAGCCGATTGCAGGATCGGAATCTGAACGTTCATGACCGTACACTAAAGGAGCTTTTCTGTATGTTTCGGGATTCTGATTGTTATAATTGTCTACAATCTCCTGAAGCTCTTCTTCAGTGTATTCGTGAGTAGTGCCTCCAGCATCGGTCCATGTACCTGCTTTGAAACACTCAATCCATTTTTCTCTTTCGCTCATTTTCGCACCATTTCTGTTTCGATTTCTGATTTAATGCGAAATTAATTTTGTTAGATGTCATAGTTCGGTGAGAATTTCAAAAAATTTCTTGGTGCGGATTTCGGTGAATTCCTCACCACGTTTTTTTTTCAAGAATGTACCGAAAAGTGAATATTTTTTTTAAGAATTTTGAAATAATTAACAAAATGTTTCACTTTTTTAAGGGTTTTTAATGAAAAATGCACTTTTGAGGAATTTTATTGAAATTGATGTTTCCAAACTTGTAAAGGCAAATTGGAATTATAAGGAGGACAATGATAGACCATGTGAAGTGAAAAGAAATGGTGCAATAATTAACAAAACTTTTTTTGATGCAGCATGAGAAAAATTGAAAGAACAGATAACAGCGAATTCGCAGAAGCATTGCCCTGGGAAAGACAGAAGGGTGAAGGCGATAAACCTTATCATTATTTTGTAGCTTACAGGGATATGGGTTTTCGACGCTCTATCAGAACGCTTGCTCAGCAAGAGGGCTTAGGCTTTAGGAATTTAGCAAAGTATTCTATTAATTGGAATTGGCAGCAAAGAGTCGCTGCTTGGGATGATGAACTGGATCGTGTGAAACGAGAATCTTCTATGAAAGAAATTCGTGAAATGACCAAGAGGCACTCCAAGCAATCAATGGCTTTTCAGAGAGCATTGATTCTTCCAGTCGAAGCTATCTTGAAAAAAATTAATCTTAATTCATCCGACATAGCGGAATTTGAAAATCAACCTTTGCACAAATTGTTTGATTATGCACTTGATGCAAGCCGTGTCTTTGCTACAATTGTTGACGTTGAAAGAAAGTCAAGAGGCGAACCTAATGAAATTTTACGACAAGATGTCACTTCGCAAGGCAAACAAATTCACGTTATCCTTCCGCCTGGTATCAATTTAAATACTAATGAAGTATCTTTCTCTGCTGCTGAATTCGAAGATATGGATGATGCAAATGAGATGATGCAACTGGAAGGTGATATAGATGCTGATTGATCTGAGTCATAAAGGCAATTTTAATGATATTTATCTGCCGCTTTTTAATTCAGATAAAAGATTTAGAATTCTATATGGTGGTCGTGACTCGGGTAAATCTGATTTTGTGGCTCAATGGATGATTATTCATATGCTCACTGATGGTTTTTTTCGTGGTATTTTAGTGCGAAAATATGAACGGTCAATCAAAGGCACACAGTTTCAAACAATCGTAGATTATATAAATATGTGGAATTTACGTGGATTCTTCAAAATTAATCATAACCCAATTGAAATCACTTGCAAATTAAACGGTAATTTTATTAGAGCTCGTGGGCTGGATAATCCTGATTCTGCTTTGTCAATTAAAGATCCAAATTGTTTTTGGTACGAAGAAGCAGATCAAATCACTAAGGAAGCGTTCTTGCAAACATCTGCTTCAGCAAGAACTTCTTTAACTGATAACATTTACGAATGGTTTACTTTTAATCCACGTAAAAAAATGAGCTGGATTAATGATTACTTCTTTCCTGCTGAAGCAACTTATGAAAATGATGAAGGTAATTTTCATTATGTGCCCTCGATAGATCCTGACACGATTATTCTTCACACAACTTATAAAGACAATAAGTATTGCAAACCTAATCGAAGAAGAAGACTTGAATCTTTCAAAAATTACGATTTGAATTATTACAGAGTAAACACTCTTGGTCTTTGGGGTGGAGCTCTCAAGGGATTGATTTATCCACATTACAAATTAATAAAAAAATTCCCTGATGTCGATCATATCTGGTCACTTGATTATGGTTACAATAATCCAACAGCAATTGTAAAAGTCGGTTATGCTCAACCAAATCAATTGTATGCAAAGGAATATTTTTACAGAACTGCTTTTGACCACGGTGCTATTGCTGATTTTATCATAAAGAACTTTAAAGATGAAATTGGTGCAAATCTCTTTATTGTAGATTCTGCTGAGCCTGCTCTCATTAGTTCACTCCGATCCGCAGGTATTAATGCAACTCCTTCGGTTAAAAAATCCGACTCTATTAAAACTGTTTACGATGGTATTATGTACACAAAGGAATATAACTTGAATATCACAGAGGACAGCGATAATTTGGTGAAGGAAATTGAAGGTTATTCATGGAAAATTGATAAGGATGGGAAAGTTTATGATGAACCTGTGAAGTTAGAAGACCACTTAATGGATGCTGTTAGATATGCTGTACAAACTTATGGCATTAAGTACTGGCGAAAATCAACAAACTCACAAGCTCTGTCTGCAAAACCTCGAATTAAAAAACAAGACAAATTTAAAGGATTTTAAAATATGATACCAAATGATATAAGAAGAAAAATTACGAATGCAACTTCTGCATTTTTAACATCTTATACTTCGCTGATTGCTGACCCTAACTTATCTAAGGTTTATTTTGGCAATAGAGAAGTTAATCTTAAGCAGGTCGAAGATGACCCGCATGTTTCTTCCTGCATCCAGCAAAGGAAAGCAGGTGCACTCTCTCTTGAATATGAAATACAATACGACGATACTAATAAACATTTACAGCCATTTTTTGATAAAGTAATTTATTCTTTGGATATTCAACGGGTTATTAATGACTGCTTGGATGCCCTGTTGTATGGATTCAATGTTGCTGAAATTACTTGGGATTACACCGATTGGGATGGTCGGAAAGTTGTTATTCCTACTAATCTCAACAGTAAACCAAGAAGCTGGTTTAATTTCGATGGTAATAAAATTTTACGAATGAATGATTCTGATAATACTTTGCTGCCACGTTATAAGTTTTTACTCATACAGCATCAAGCAACTTACGAGAATCCCTACGGTAAATCTTTGCTCTCAAAATGCTTATGGCCTGTGATTTTCAAAAAGGCTGATATTACTTTTTGGATGATGTTCGCTGAAGTTTACGGAATGCCCAAATTTGTAGGAACAACTACTTATTTACGTGGAACAGACCAATTCGACGATTTTTTCACTAGCTTAGAAAATCTTATTCAGGATGGAAAACTTGTCTTAGGAATCGATGAATCAATCACTGAACTTAATCCTGCAACAAATGCGAATATTGATGTTTACAAGGAAATGATCGAGGTCATGAATAAGGAAATATCAAAAGTTTGGCTGTCTGAAACTCTAACGACTGACATTGGTGCTACCGGTTCCTATTCAGCAAGCAATACTCATTTTAATGTGTTAAAAATGGTCACTCAATTTGATGCACGAATGGTTGAGGGTGCTATTAAAGATTTACTGAAGTGGATTCGTAACTTTAATTTCGGTCAAGAAGTTAATGTCCCCGAATTTGTCATGTATGAATCGCAAGATGTCGATAGACCACTCGCTGAAGTTGTGCAAATTTTGGAAAGCAATAAAAATATAAAATTTACTAAAAAGTTTTATCAGGAACGCTTTGGTTTTAAATCAGATGAATTTGAATTGCTGGAAAATGCACCTTCGACTACACCATTTTCACAGCAGCATAACGTTACACGCTCTCATCAACAGAATAATTTTGCATTAAGTAGTGCTTTATGGGACCAAATTTTAATTGACTCTTTTGGAGATAAGTTAGTTAATGATGATGATTTCGGAGAAGATCTGAAAACAAAACTATCCGCCTTCCTTTCTAAGCACGATGATTATGAAAGTGCTATTGCCAATATTGCAAAACTGCTGCCCGATATGCCTTCGCAGAAAATTGAAGAGGTACTCACAAACGCACTCTTTATTGCCGATGTTACAGGTCGATTGTCTGTTCAGGAAGAGGTTAAAAATGGATGAAAATATTATAGCTGCTCTTTCTCTTAGTTTTAAAAAATCTCCGGAAGCTGCTTTGAAATATCTGAAAACTCAAGGTGTTAAAATCACATGGGATGCAGATAAGGCTATCGATGCTATTAAAGAGCATAGCTTCACTGTCTCTAAAGTTGCAAATGCTGATGTACTTCAAACTATTCTGGAAGAACTTACCAAATCGATGGACGAAGGGAAACCATACAGTGAGTTTAAAAAAGAATTGGATACGATTTTAGAAGATAAGGGCTATTTGAGAAAAGATGATGGCTCCGCTTGGAGATTGAATACAATTTATCGAAATAATCTGCAGTCCGCATATATGGCTGGTCGGTTTGCTGAACAAATGGAAGTTATTGATGATTTTCCATGGGGCGAATTCGTAGCTGTTATTGATAATCGCACTACTGATGGCTGCGAAGAAGTTAATGGTGTGATTGCTCCTTTATCCGATCCATTTTGGGATACTAATTATCCTCAAAGACATCATCATTGCAGAAGCCGTGTAGTAACTAGAAGTGATGAATATCTGAAATTAAATGGCAAGAAGGTTAGCAATCCTAAAGATTACCAAGATATCAAACCTGCTAAAGGATTCGACACTAAACCAGGTGAGTGGGTTCCTGATTTGACTAAGTACGATACCAAAATAAAAAGACAGTTAAATAAACTGATTAAGTAATATGGCCGACAATAATGAACAAAATTTACGTGAATTCCAAAGGGCTTTGAAAGATAAATTCCAAAGAGCGAATTTTCAATTTTTACTCCCAAGAATTAATAATATCATTCAAAGTTCGATTTCAGACAATTTGCAAAAAGGTGGGCGTTACGGTAAAGATAATATTTTTGGTGGTGGATCTTTAAAATGGAAACCATCTAAACGTGCAATTTCTCAGGGTGGACAAACTTTACAGGATACAGGACAATTAGCTGCTTCTATTAGAGTGAAATCTTTTTTTAGGAACGGTAAAATTTATGTTACAATTGGAAGTAATAAATCGTATGCTGCTCACCAGCACTTTGGAAGTAAAGCTTCCGGATTTAAACATCCGGGTGGGACCAAATATACCATTCGAAAAGTTAAAGGAGTTACAAAAGCTGTGTTTGTTTCGAATAAATATGCCGCTTCGCACCCGGAGAAAATTAGGGGAATTACAAAACCTCATAAGATAAATATCCCCGCAAGACCTTATTTGGTTTTACAAAATCGAGATATTGATGATATTCGTAATTTGATTTATAAGAATTACAATAAAATTTTCAAATAACCTCAGCCCCCTTGTTTGGGGGCTTTATTTTTGCATTTTTCATTGTAGGCAACACTTAAACTGTTGTCTGTTAATATTGCTGCGTAATCGTAAGGATAACCAATCTCTAATAATTTTTTAAGTTTCCAAAGTTGCGACTCTTTGCTTTCTAGTATTTGTTGCTTTGTCATCAACGCCCCCATTTTGAATAATCATAACAGCTTGTAAATTCTCTGTTGATTTCTTCTTGGGTAAATGGTCTTTCTATTCCGCTTGGACAGCTTAAATAAACAATTTCCTTTTCAATTTTTCGAACAGGATATTCATATCCGTTGTGATTACTTAGTGTGCAGTTTGTGTTCAATTGTTCGATTTTAATTTGGTTTTCCATCTGCGTAACTCCTTCTGTTTGTTTTAGTTATTTAATTTTGCTTAATTTTATTAATTAAAAAGAGGTTACAAAGAAATTGGGATATTATAACGAATCAAGATTTTTAACAGAAGAAGCTGATTTTTCCTGGATGGAAGAAGTTGAATTAGAAAATGGCGATGTTGAAGAAGTTCAAAAATCTGCAAGCATTTCATTTAACGTCGAAATTTGGGAAGAAGGAAGTTCCTTCGATGGTTGGCAAAAGAATGTTTCAATTGAAATTCAAAATGTTGAGGGCGATGAGTTGCCTAGCGAGGAGGAAGAGAAATTTATTGAAAGCATGGAAGAAGAGTATAGCGATTATTAAAAAAAAAAGCCTCCCGAAAGGGAGGCTGACTTTGCTTATAGTTTCGTTTCTATGTCTGATTGATAGTGCCGAACTACGCTGCCGTCTTCAAAGATAAACTCTGTATTGAAAATACGAAGTTCTGCATCAAGCCCTACATCTGACTGGTATTCCGCCATGCAATCGTTGATAAATTTTGATATTTTAGATTCATATAATTTTTGAATCTTATGCAGTTCAGCAATGAATTCTTGTCTTTTTATCGCTTTCAATTCTTCTTCCGAAATAATAACTTCTTTATTATTGTTGATTTTTCCTTCCATGTTTAATCCTTTATTATTGTTGATTTTTCCTTCCATGTTTAATCCTTTATTGTTTAGTTTGTTCCATTGGAGCGAAAACAATAATAATTTCGTGATATATTTGCACTCCATTTTTTGTAATCCAATATTTGTACTTATTATTTTCTAATTGTTGTTCGTTCAGCGTTATATTATCTTCTTTTAACTTTTTATTGATTTCAATTAGATTAAATAATGCTGCTGGACAATAAGATTCTAAGAAGTAATTTACATAATTTTCTAATTCATCTAATATGCTTCTACGTATTTCGTTTTGATGCTCCAGCACTTGTTTTTGAAATTCATTCATATTAACAAATTCGTCTTCATCTAATTCTAACAGTGCATTAAAACTTAATTCCTCATCTGTGTCTTTCCAGTTAGTTGTAATAATTTTACTCATAGTTTTCCCTACATTATACTTTTCATTGCAATTACAATCCATAGTAACAAAGCCAATCCAACTGCGACTACGATTAAGATAGGTGAAGCAACTGCCCGCCACGACCAACTAATTATGCCAAGTAACTTAAATATGCTAAGCAAAACCGAAATACAAGCAATTAGAATTAAAATTACTTTAATGTCAAATAATTTTTTCATTGTTTTTCCTTTTTGCAATCATTTGCATAATACAAAATGAATCCAATTGAGAATATAACCATTAGATAAAGAGTATAACCTTTCGTTGGCTCAAATCCTTGAACCATTCTAAATATTGATACTAACATAATACCAAGTCCGATTTTTTCCAAGTTTGTTTTTTTCATTGTTTTCGCTCATTTAATGTGATTTAAAATTATATATAGGTACGATGATATCTACTACATCTACCGTATCTTTAATTGCCTCGATGATTTCGTCCATTGGTTTGTACGCATCTGGTGCTTCATCAAGGGTGTCTTTTACTACAGAAGTAGAGTATATATCTTTCATCTGCTCTTTAAATTTATTCAAGTCTAATCTTTTATGGGCTTCATTCCTGCTCATCAAACGTCCTGCTCCATGAGGAGCTGAATAGTTCCAATCAGGATTACCTTTGCCAATTGCAATGATAGAGCCGTCCCGCATATTAATCGGGATAAGCAACACCTCACCATCTTCTGCTGATACAGCCCCCTTTCGTAACATATTGCGTTTAAAGTCTATGTAGTTATGAATTGTTTCAAAAGAATAATCTTCCGTCAAACCTGTTTCTGTTAATATTACATCAGCCATTACTCTGCGATTTAACGAGGCGAACCACTGCATTAACATCATATCATGCATGTAGTTATCAAAATCTTCGCCAGTCAAATATGCTAAATCTTTATTTACAACTGGTCTAATTAATTTCTTTAATTCATTACTAATATCTTGCGGTCTGCCTTCTTGCTTTAATCTTGCTATCAACCCAGTTCGTTCTTCTGCATTGTCTGTTAACCTGCTGATTGCTACATCTTGATAATATTTTGCAACTTGCCCACCAATGTTTCTCGAACCTGAATGGATGACTAAAAACAATTCACCTATGGAATTTCTGCCAACTTCGATAAAGTGATTGCCTCCGCCTAAAGTTCCGATAGAACGTTTCGCTCTTTCGATATTTAAATTGGGGGCATACAATTCTTCAAATTCAAATTCGCTGATGGGCTGGGGATGGATATTAAAACCATTCGGAATAAATTTATTTATTACAGCATCCAATTTTGGTAAGTCAATCTCACTCTCTTCCAGCTTGATAGTCAACATACCACAACCGATATCTACTCCAACTAAATTTGGAGTAATCTTATCTTTAATTTCCATAGTAGTTCCGATAGTGCAGCCCTTACCTGCATGGCAGTCAGGCATTATTCTAATCTTGCAATCCTTGTAGGCATCAAACTCTGCCAACTCTTTAATTTGCTCTAACGCTTCTTCTTCAAGAGTAGTTGCGTAGATTATAACATTATTCAAGTTATCTCTTTTAATAGTTTTCATTTCGTTTTTCCCTTATTATCAATATATGCTAACATGTTGTTATTTTCCACAACAAACCGCAAACCCAATAACATAGTATTTTCCGTTTTGTCATACTTTGCCGTTATCTGAAATCCGCCAGTGCTTAAAAATGATTCATTGTTCTTCAATGCTTTGGTATAGCAACGTGTTAATAAACTTTTTGCAGTTTTTTTCAATTCAACAATCGTTGGTATTCTTGATGGCAGTGCCCACCTCCAATCAAGTGCCTGCATCGCTTTGTGAACTGCGTGGAAATTAAATCCTCGTAGTATCTCTTCAATTTGTTCTTGTTTTGTTTTCATTTTTCACCTATTTAATAAATTTAAAAATAACCAAGTCCTTATAACTTTGTGAGCGTAAGCATTTGGCTTGCCTTGTCTTTTTGCTCCGGCAAATCCGCAATTATATGCAGTAAGCCCCATTAGCAAATCATCATCACACTTCTTTATGTAATTTGCAAGTATTAATGATCCCGCTTTTATGTTCCGTTGAGGATCAGTGGGTCCGTTTATTATTTGCATAAGTCCAACCGCATTTTCACTTGAAACTGCTCTTTCTCGCCACCTGCTTTCACAAATTATAACTGCTTCGATTAACCGAACATCGAGACCCGTTTCCTTAGATGCTGAATTAATGATGTCGAAATATTTATCTCTTTTCTCAATATAATTCTGCACGTCAAAGTTACGTCCAAGCCCAAGCTGCTTGTAAAGTTTGGGTTGAACAATCGGTTTTTCCGATTTTTCCTGCAAGATTGCTTTCAAACCTGCAGGTTCGCTTGTTATTGTTTGGCTTGCCATTATGATTGTGGCAATCAAGATTAAAATTTTTGTTTTTCCGGCCATTCTCATTTCTCCTTTTCAACTCCTCTAAGTGTGTTTAATAAAGCCCCCTATCGAGGGCTACTAATTTAGGGTTACACTATGAGAAGTCTACACTTTATTTTTTTTGTTTAATATTGTAAATAATGTTTCGGATTGCTTTTAACGACATTCCCGTTTTGTTCTTCAATTTACGCTCAGGCATTTCTTTGTGGCTTTCTACAGCTGCTTGCATTAAACCTTTGAGTGCCTTTATCTGCGGTACGTAAAACTGCTCCTGCTCGTAATTCATCAGCAGTTGCTTCACTGTTTCTATCCCGGAGACCTCGCATATTTCCATCAATTTCGGATGCTCTCTGAGATGCTCTTCTTTTAAATGCTGCAATATAAATTCTTTGTCCATTCTAACTCCTTATGCTGCTTAGATTTTATTTGTCTCGTTGTACTTTTGTCGCTGATTTCCAGAAACTTTGATAGTTTCAATAATGCTTCTTACTTCTTCAAGTGAACATACAATGAAACCAACTCCCCCTGCCTTTTTAATTTGCTGAATATTCCACTTCTGAAGCTCACCCGCCCTATCTACCTTTTGACTGTCACGTTTAATTTCAAAAGCAATATATCGACCTTGGTAACAACAAATGATATCCGGAACTCCATTCTTTGTTGCTACAACAACTTTAGTTGCATATGCTCCCTGCGACTCAAGATATTTTATAATTTTAGACTGAATGTCCGATTCTAATTTCCTTGTTTCCATTTAAATAATCCCTGGTGAAATATGATGTTGTATATTTTTTCTTTTTCATTACTGTTTTATAAATCTTCTCTTCAATTCCATTTTCAATAAAAATCCAATGAACAATAGCAGGCTTCAACCTATCGAAAGTCTGAAGTCTTGCACGTGCTTGCCAGTATAAAACTGCTGAGAAATCTATATTGTAGAAAATTAAAACATCTGCAGTTGATAAATTTATGCCCATCGAGCCCGATTGTATTTGCGAAATGAATATTCTCTTAACACCTTGATTGAACACCTCAGGCGATTCAGTTAGCTCATCTTCAAAAATTTGCTTGAGCACTTTCCCTTCAGCTTTGTATTTGTAATAAATCGCAATTCGCATATTTCGATAATTTGCTGCGATATAATTCGCTTTTGATTTATCGAGTATTAACATACCTCCCTCCTCAGTTATTACAGTACCCGAGTAAATCTGATGCACTTTACCTTGCAATTTTGCTGCAGTGTCACAAAGAATTGTACCGCCGCCTGGTAATTGGACTACCTTCTTTTCGATAATGTAGTCAGCCATTCTTTTCACATTTTCATTTGATAAAAAGATTAACTCCTCTTCAACTTCCGCTTGTTCAAATCCTGCTTCAGCCCTTGTGTACGATATTATTAAGTGAGCAACTTTATCCATAATTTTCTGATAATTTGCTCAGAGATCTTATCAATTTTTTTGTTAGCCTCATCATCAATAAATTCAATTACTTTTCGATATTTTACTTTTTTGTCTTTCTCTTTCAAATAAATCTCTAAAATTTGTTTATAACAATTATCTTTAATCTGCTTAAGAAATGTATAACATTTCTGTTTAGTTCTTTT